AGAATTAATGGGAACACTTCAAGATACTGTAGATGATTTACAAAAAGAAAGTGAAAAGCTTGAAGCTACAAAAAACAAAACATTTGATTTGGGGACTAACTAATGAGTTCAACATTTTCAGCATTTTCAGGACAAAAAGTAAAAGGATTTGCGGGTAAGGAATACTCTGTACCAGTTTATTTACAATTTGTACCTGGTTATTGTGTAGAGGTTGTTCACTCACGAGAATCATTGGGTTATGTAGGACCAAGTTCAATAAATACAATTTATGCGGTATCACATGTAGCAAATTCTAGTGGAAAAAGAAGACAACAATCCTATAGTGAGGACAATAGATATTTTCCACTTTTAAGAAATCATGGAGATGTTCCAACGAAAGGTGACCCAGTATTACTTTGTACTATTGGTAAAATTAATTATTACTTAGGCCCTATAAATACAATCAATAATAGTCCTACTTGGAATGATGATTTGAATTACAGAAAAGAATTAATGTTAGAAAATAAAGATACACTTCAAAATTCAATACGAGGGGAAAGGGGTGAAAGTTTAAATTTTAATAAAGAAGGCCTTTATAGTAGACTTCAAAAAATTCAAATAGATGGTTTAGATTATGGTAATGTAATCAATGAGGTTACAGGTGATTATATGATTGAGGGGAGACATGGAAATAGTATTCGTGTTGGTAGTCGTAGTAATCATCCATACATGATTTTTTCAAATGATAGAGGTGTTCTTAATACATTTGAGTCTTTGGGTGATGGTAGTATAATATCAATAACTTCAAAGGGAACACTAGCAAATTATTTTCCAGGTTATACTGATTCTACTACTGAAGAGAGTGTGTTGGGTTTTCGAATGTCATCTGATGGTGTTGAAAATAATAATTACTCAATTGGTAATATACATGCAAATTTAAATAATGGTGCTGATATTCAACAGACAATATATGGATATGATACAAATCAAATACTTTTACATTCAGATAGAATAACTTTAAATTCAAAACTTGATGATATTTTTATATCATCTATAAAAGATATTTATATTGGTGCTGGTGAAAATTTATCTTTAACTTCACCAAAAAGTTTAAACATTGTATCTACTAATGTTAATATTGGTGATTCTAAAAAAGAAGGTGTTACAATGGAAGCAATGGTATTAGGTGATGCATTGTTAGAAGTTTTAACAGATACTCTAGATACTCTTAGTGAGGCTGCTTCATTATTTTATGGTTCACCATTAGCATTAACGGATACAACTGGTGCTCCATTGTATAAAAAAATAGTTCCTATACAACAAAAATTAAATAAAATATTAAGTAAAAAACATAAAATAGAACAAGGGTAATTATGAAAAAGAAAAAACAAAATATCAAAAATGTAATCAGACAAATCGTTAGAGAAGAAGTTGCGATGGCTATCAAAGAAGTAATAACGGAATTGAAACAACCAATTGAATCTCAACCACAACCTAAAAAAATCATTGAGAAAAAATCATTTACAAACAATTCAGTATTAAATGATGTATTGAATGAAACAGCTCAAGATGATGGTTGGAAAACAATGGGTGATGGACAATATACTTCAGATAGAATGAATGAAGTTATTGGAAAAAACTATGGTGATATGATGAATGGAACACAACCAGTTCCATCAAGTGACCCTATGAGTCAATTCTTGAATAAAGATTATAGTCAAGTATTAGAAAAATCAATGGAAAAATCTAAAAACAAAATTGGAAGATAACAATGGCATTGAAAGAAGAAGGATTAAAGTGGGATTTGTTACAGGCAAAAATTAAAGCAGCTGAACAGTCTGACCCACCACTAGCACCTCCTGATATATCAGAAGGTTCATATGCGGAGAGAGAGGCTCATTATACTGCTAGAGCGATTGTAAATGCTCTTAGGGACGCTAACTTTACTATAACACAATTAAAAGCACCTGTTGTGGTTGAAGAGTTAGTAACACCATCATTACCTGTTAATATAAAGTTAGATACATTGTTGGGAGATAAAGCTCCTATTTTAAAAATTCTAAGAAAAATTGGAGGTCCAATTCCTGGAATAGATAGATTGATAGGAAAACTTGAACAAGAAATAGAAAAAGCTATAACACCTTTATTGGAGGGTGGAGCTGATTTGGCTGGACTTGAATTAACAAAACAAGCGGGTGGTTTACAATCAACTGGTTATGCTTATATAGGTAGTGACCCTGATTCAAAAGATGGTTTTAATGTTGATGATGAGGGTGGTCAAAGAGACTTTACAACAATTAAACTATTAGATGAAGATGCTAGGAAGATATTATAATGGCTATAAAAGACACATCAAGAAAACCATACATAATTGATAATGATACCAATGTTAAAGTTGGTATTGATTTACCATTTCGTAGAGGTGATGAACAAGATGGATTTTTTGCAACTACTTCAACAACCATTGAGGCTGTAAAAAACAATATGAGAAACTTATTACAAACTGAAGAGGGTGAAAGATTATTTCAACCTAATTTGGGAATAGGATTGAGAAGACTTTTATTCGAACATATCACAGAAGAAAATTTACTAAATGTTCAAGACACTATATTAGATAAGTTAGAAGTCTGGTTACCATTTGTAGAAGTTAGAGACATTCAAATTTTAAGTAGAGATGACACAACAGATATTGGAATGAATGAAATTAGAGTAAAAATATTATTTAATTTAAAACAAGACACAAACACCTTAGATTCAGTAACACTTAGTTTTTCGTCAGATATATCAGAACCTGAATCCTCAACAGCTGGTGGTGTAGGTGGTGGATATTAATTGGAGATAAAAAATGCCAACATATGGTAAAGAGAATTTTAAAGAATCAAATGTAAATTATTTAAATAAAGATTTTGTATCATTGAGAACATCATTGATGAATTATGCTAAATCTTATTTTCCAAATACCTATCGTGATTTTAATGAGACATCACCTGGTATGATGTTATTGGAAATGAATGCGTATGTTGGTGATGTGTTATCATTTTATGTTGACCAACAATATCGTGAAATGTTATTACCATTGGCGGAAGAAAGAAGAAACATAATCACTATGGCTAATATGTTTGGTTACAAAGTAAAACCAATCGTTCCATCATATGTTGATTTAACATTTACTTCTAATATAAGAAGTCAAACAGGAGATGAATCAAAAATAAATTATAGTAATGGTGGCATATTTGACGCTGGTGTAGAAGTAACATCAGACTCTAACTCAGACCTTATTTTTACAACATTAGAACCAATTGATTTTCAGATTACTGGTTCTAATGATGGTGATACTATTGCAACACTAGATGGTAGTGGTTTAGCTTCAACTTATACATTATCAAGAACTGTGAGAGCTATAAGTGCAAATGAAAAGACAATTACATTTCAAATTAACGCTCCAGAAAAATTTAAAAAAATAACTATACCTGACACTGATGTTATTGATATTATTTCCTGTGTGGATTCAAATGGAAATGATTGGTATGAAGTTGATTTCTTAGCACAAGATAAAGTTCCTATTTCAACTCATTATACAGATGATATAAATAGAGATTCAGCGTATTCTACAGAAACTGGTGGACTCACATCAACATCAGCTGTACCATACTCTCTGAGATATATTAAAACATCAAAAAGATTTACCCGTGAAACAAATAATAATAATACAACTTCACTTGTATTTGGTAATGGTGTGTTAAAAAATGGGCAACTAATTG